GAGAGACGATCGACGGTAACGATACGACGTATCTTATGATCGAGTTCCGCGTCATTGTGTACGCATAAGGAGACGAGATGAGCAAGACGTATAAGGTTGTCGAGGGTTTTACGGTGTACGGGAAGAAGGGTGGCGAGCTGATTTCTGAGGATGAGATTGGTAGCCAGGCGCTTCTGGACGGGCTTGTTGGGTCTGGTCGTCTGATTCTCGTAGAACCCGTGAAATCGTCGGCTACAATCAAGAAGGTAAACGACGACACCTTGAAAGGGGTCTAAGTAACGTGGCTAAGCTCGTAATGACCAACGCGAACGTGACCCTCGGCGGCACGGACATCAGCACGTACGTCGCTTCGGTGACGCTCAACATCTCTGTGAATGAGGTCGAAACGACCGCCTTCGGAAGTGGCGCGGTGACGAGGACGGGCGGGTTGCAGGACAATTCTGTGACGCTCGACATGCACCAGGATTTCTCGGCGATCGAGGGCCTCGTCTATCCGCTGATCGGCTCGACGACTTCGCTCGTCATCAAGCCGAACGGCACCGCCGTTGGCACCGCGAATCCGTCGTATACGACGAATAGTGTGCTTATCACCGAGTGGACGCCTGTAAACGGAGCTGTGGGAGAGTTGGCTACTGCGTCCGTAACGTGGCCCATCTCGGGTACCGTGACGAAGGCTGTAGCCTAAACTCATCGCGCCTATCGGCGCTAGTTGGAGGGAATGAGGATGCAAGTTCAGTTCAAGATCAAGCCGAAGGGCGGCGCCACGGAGATGGTGACCGCCGAGCTCGTCGACGTGATCGCGTGGGAAGAGAAGTTTCAGCGCCCTTCGACCGAGCTTGGCGGCGATACGATCTTCGCTCGCGATTTTGTCTGGCTTGCGTGGCATAGCGTGCAGCGCCAGGGCAAGACAACGCTGGACTTCATGGATTGGGTTGCGACGCTTGAGGATATCGAAGGCTCCGAGTCGGCCCCTTTAGAGCACTCGGAGAATCCTCCTCCCATTGGCTGATCGCGAGTCTCGCGGTCGAGACCGGCATAGCACCGAGCCAACTCTTGCTCGAGTCGGAGCGTATGCTTTGGACAATGCTCGGCTACATCAGGTGGCGAGCGGTTCACTCGCAAGGATAGTGTGATGGCACAGCCGTATCGCGTGCGGGGCCTTGACGAGGCTCTGGACACTCTGAAGAAGATCGATCCCGAGTTGTATAAGGCGGCTCAAAAGCGGATCAAGGGTGATGCGAAGCCGATGATTACGGAGGCTCGTAATGGTGTGCCGCAGCAGTCTCCGTTGTCTCGGTGGAAAGAGTCGAGTGGTGCTGGTCAGCGTTCGGGTGAGGCGCGGTTGCCTGCTTGGAGTGGGCGCCCTGCGAATCGGATCAATGCGAGCGTGCGTCGTCGGAAGATTCGCGGGACGGGTGGTAAGCGTACGCTGATGAAGATGCAGCAGACGAGTCCGGCTGGTGCGGTGTTTGACATTGCTGGGCGGAAGAATCCGGGCGGCTCGCAGTTCAATCGGAATCTGATTGCGAAGTATGGCCCGGCGTCGCGAAGTATGTGGCCGGCGGCGGAGAAGCATTTATCTACGGTTCAGAAGAGTATTGAGAAGAGCGTTTCGGAGATGGAGCGCACTCTCAATACGGAGCTGCGTACTCGTGGGCCTAGGTAGGAGCCGGTAGACTACTCGTATGGCTGTCGTTGTCCCTATCGTTGCTGATACGAGTGGCCTTAGTCGCGGACTAAAGGGAGCGGGTAGTGGTCTTGCTCGCTTTGGAAAGCTTGCTGCTGTAGCGATCGGTGTCGGCGTTACGGCCGAGTTGTATAAGAGTGTGAAGGCTGCTGCGGAGGCTGAGAAGAGCACGCAAGCACTCCGTGGTCAGTTGCAATCGCTCGGTAAGAGTGATGACGTAAACAAGTTGCAGGAGCAGTTCACGCAGCTTGCGACGACGATGGGTGTGGATGATGAGGCAGCGTCGCGCGCGTTCACGACGATTCTGCGCCTTACGGGTGACTCGACGAAGGCGATGGAGGGCCTCAACCTTGCGCTGGATCTTTCTGCGAATACGGGTTTTGCTGATCTTGAGAAGAATGCGATGCAGGTTGGTCGCGCGATCAATGGCAATACGCGCCTTTTCAAGCAGTTCGGCATTACGGTGGATGAGAATACGACGAAGCAGGAGGCGCTCGCGATTGTGCAGCGTCGCGTCCAGGGTCAGGCCGAGTCGTTTGGTGCGAGTGCTACGGGATCATTCCAACGCTTCAATGAGGCGGTGGAGAATCTGCGCGAGTCGATTGGTGCTCCGCTGGTGATCGCTTTGGCGAATGCTGCTAGTGCTGTTTCAACATTCTTGAATAGGTTTCGTGAGCAGCCGACGCTTGAGGCGAAGATTCGTCTTGTGATTGGCACGCTTTCTGATGCGGCTGGTCGCGCGTATCGTGATGTATTGGCTTGGTGGAATACGACTCAGAAGATCGATCTTCCGGCGCGTGTCATTCTGATTCCAAGTGGTCGCCAACAATTCGATACATTCTTCAAGGGTATTGAGGCGAGTGCGAATCAGGCTGGTAAGAATGCTGCTGGGCTTCTGATTGGTTCCTTTAGTAATACGGGACGTAAGCAAGCGACTTCTCAGCTTAGGGGGATTTTTGATCAGGTCTTCAGTATCTGGCAGTTCACATTCAAGATCGGCGGCGGCACACTTGCGAACGAGTTTGTTTTGGGTTGGGTTGAGCGTCTTGGTGAATTGTATGTAGACATTGCTCAATCATTGAGTGAACTATTTACGAAGGCAGTCGATAGCGTGACTAGTTCACAAACGTGGAAGGATCTTGGGCGTGATCTTGCAGAGTCAATAATTACCGGCCCTCGTGTCAAGGCTGCCGTGACAAAACGGAACATCATTACGGACACGGTGCGTGCTGCGATCCAGGATGCGCGTCGTCAGCTCCAATCGTTCGGCTCTAATCTCGTGTCGTTCATGTCGCAGAAGCGTGCTGCGCTGCTTCGTGTGGCTGGTGGGCCTACGGGTGCTGAGGCGACGGCGGAGCAGCGGCGTATTGAGGATGAGCGTTTCAAGATCGCAGAGAAGGCGGCTCGAGACGAACTCGCAAATGCTGAGGACAAGACGAGCGCGCAACTAGATTTGGATCAGCTCCTCCTCGATCGTCAGATGACGCTTCGCGAGCGCGCACTCGCTGATGCGGAAGAGACGGACAAGAAGACGATTGATAACCTCATCGAGCAGTTCAATCGTGGACTGATCTCGGCGGCTGACTTCTCTAACCAGTTGAAGGGGTATCTTGGCTCGGACTTCGGCTCTGAGCTTGGCATTGCTTTTTCTGGTGCGTTTGAGCGCGAGTTGCAGGGCGTCCTTGCGCTTGTGGCGGATATTGCGCGTGTTGCTGGTCAGGGACAGCCGATCGCTCCAGAGGCTCCAGGCGTGTCTGCTACTCAGCGTGCTGAGAATCAGCGTCGCTTTGAGGCTGATCTTGCGTCGTGGACGAAGCGGCGCGCTGATCGGTTGAAGGCTGCTCAGGATTTCCGTAAGCGTCCGGGTAGTCCTGGTGGCGCGACGATTACGAGTGCTGAGGCAGAAGAGATCCGGAAGATCATGTCCGAGTGGGACGCATCGAATCGGAAGCCTCAGCGGTCTGCGTATGGCTTGGCGATGGGTGGCATTCTGAAGAAGCAGGTCTTTACGGCTGGTGAGGCTGGTGCTGAGGCTGTCATTCCGCTGAACTCGACTAGTGCGATGAATATGCTTCGCGACGCGGTTGGTGGTGGTCAGTCTGGGCATACGCAGGTGATCAATCTGACGGTCAATGCTGGGCTGGGGACTGATCCTGACGAGCTCGGTCGCGTCATCGTCGAGAGCATCAAGCGATTTGAGAAGCGGAATGGTCAAGCCTTTAGCGCGCCGCTATTGTCGGTGACGCAGAATATTGCGGGGCAGACGGCGACGGGTAGCACGAAGACGGATTTCAATCGCGTGACGACGCTTCGTAAGGGCTAGCCTCGTGCCGGCGCCTGATGTTCTCGTCCAGATTGGCGGAAGCGGCACCGCGTTCTACGATGTGACGTCGTATACGACGAGCGTCACGATCTCGCGAGGATTGTCGCGCGAGCTCGATCGCTTCACGACGGGTAGCGCGAACCTGAGTTTTACGAATCAGACGCGCGCCTTCGATCCGTTCTACACGTCGTCACCGTTCTATCCGAATATTCAGCCGCGAAAGAACATGAAAGTAAGCACGATCGTGAGTGGCTCGACGGCGGTGCAGTTCACGGGACTCGTGGAGGATTGGAGTCTTGATTTTGAGGTAGAGGGCGACTCTACCGCGTCGGCGGCGTGTGTCGATGGGTTCATCCTGTTTGGTGGTCAGCAGTTGAATGCGCATACGGCGACGGCTCAGACGACCGGCGCTCGGATTGGAGCCGTGCTGGATCGAACGGAGGTGGCGTGGTCTGCTTCGTTGCGTGATCTTGACACGGGCGTCCAGACTCTCCAGGCCGATGTGGTAGAGCAGGGCCGCGAGGTGCTCGAGTACTTGCAGCTCGTCGCCGCTTCCGAGCCTGGACTGCTCTTCATGTCAAAGGCAAACAAGGTGACTTTTCGGGATCGTAATGCTGGCGCGCTCGCGCCTGGTACCGTCGTCTTCTCGGATGCTGGCACCGCGATCCCGTATACGGACATTGAGATCTCGTATGGCACCGAGCTGCTCTACAATCGTGTCGGCATCACTCCGATCGGCCTCGAGACACAACTCGCGTCGAACGCGACTTCGCAGACGACGTACGGAGTGCAGAGCCTCGAAGTCAATGGTCTCCTCTTGCCGCTGGGTGCTCAGGGAACCGCTGATGCTGCCGCCCTCGCCGCATACTACGCGAATAAGTATGGTGATCCGGATTTGCGTTTCAACGCGATCGCCGTCGAACTCGCCGCCCTCACGAGCGCGCAGCAGAGCGTCGTGCTCGCCCTCGAGCTCGCGGATATCGTGACGATCCAATTTCAACCCAGCCGCGTCGGTGATCGCGTATCGAAGGCTGTCCAGATCATCGGCATCCGGCACCAGATCCGTCCCAAACAGCATACGGTTGAGTTCATGCTCGCCTCGACGGATACCGTCGCTTTCGTCTTCGGCTCGTCATCCGACCCGACAGCGAACCCCGTCAGCCTTTTTGCTGGTGGCAGCGTTGTCGGCTCCCCCTTTGGCCTCTAACAGAAACGGTAGAATACGCTCATGGCTTGGACTACACCAGGAACCGCCGTCGCCGGCGACGTACTGACCGCCGCATTCTGGAATAGCAACGTACGTGATAACTCCAATGCTCTTTCACGTGGAATTGTTGCAAAAACACAAAGAACAACAGCAACAGCATCCACAACAGCTGAGATAGATGCTGGTCTATCTGTCACATGGACAGCAGAATCTGATCGGATTTATTTGATTGTATTTCATGGGTATTTGCAGAAAACTACCAATGCTGGTTGGATCACCGTGAAAATTACTGATGCCTCAAACAACGTCAAGCAACTCGGTGATTTCAGTTTAGGAATCAACGCATATAACCGTGCAGTAGTAGAGATTTATGAGACGGGATTGAGCGGAAGTATTACTAGAAAAGTACGATTTCTTTCTAGTAATACTGATGCTTCAATCCAAGCAGCTGCAACATATCCTGCACAGTTGTATGTTATAGATATGGGCTTATCCTAGTCTGATGAGTGATGCTGAGATTGATCGCATTTTTCGTAGCCTTGACAGGATCGAGGCGCGTCTTCTCAAACTAGAGGAGCGTGAGGCGATGCGTCGCGGGTCGGATATGACGAAGGGCCAGCTCGTCGGGATTATCGCTACCATTAGTGCGGTGACGGGTGCCGTGACGGCAGTCGTCTCGCAACTCATCTAACCCTGAGGAGGGAACGCTATGAAGAATGTCA